GGCTTGATGCCATCCGGTCAACTTGGGCGGCAAAGATTTCCAGCGTGCGCGATGGAATCCTGCAAATCCCGGCCCGCGTTGCTCCAAGGCTGGCGGCTGAGTCCGATCTAGTGGCAATCACGACCATGCTCGAAATTGAGTTGCGCCAGGTGCTTGGCCAATTGAGTGCACCTGACAAGACATGACGGACATTGAAAGAGCGGAGGCGCTGATTGAAGAACTCTTTGAAGAGTTCATGCGACCGCCTGCGAACATCACGGTCAGCGAGTGGGCTGACCTAAACCGGGTTCTATCTGGCAAAGCAGCGTCCGAGCCTGGGCCATGGCGGACAGATAGAACTCCATACCTACGCCAAATAATGGACGACTTGAGCGCCCGGTCTACCGTGCAGGAAGTTGTCGTGATGTTTGCCGCCCAGCTTGGCAAGTCTGAAACGGGTAACAACTGGCTCGGCTACATCATTGATAACGAACCCGGCCCGGTGATGATCGTGCAGCCGACAACCGACATGGCAAAGCGATTCTCAAGCCAGCGGATCACGCCAATGCTGGAGGAAAGCCCTGTCCTGCGGCGAAAGGTTAGGGAGAACAGATCGAGGGATGATGCCAACACGCAGCTAATGAAAGACTTTACTGGTGGTGTTATGGTCATCAGTGGTGCCAATAGTGCTGCCGGTCTGCGCTCCATGCCGGTGCGGTATCTGTTCCTCGATGAGATTGACGCCTATCCACTTGATGTTGACGGCGAGGGCGACCCGGTGGCACTTGCTGAAAAGCGAACAAGTACCTTTGCCCGCAAGAAGGTATTGAAGGTCAGCACACCGACGATCAAGGATTTCTCCCGGATCGAATCCGCATTCGAGATAAGCACGGCTTCAAAGTTCCATGTGCCTTGTCCACACTGCAAAGAATACCAGCCGCTGGAATGGGGAACGGACAAGCCGCACGGGCTACGGTGGAACAAATTCCCTGACGGCTCTGCTGATTTCTCCAGTGTCCGTTATGTCTGCGCGGCGAACGGATGCGAGATTCTGGAGCATCAAAAAGCATCAATGCTACCGGCTGGAAAGTGGGTATCCACCAGGGCAAGCGCACGACCCGGCAAACTGACCGGCTATCACCTGAATGCGCTTTACGCTCCTTTGGGCTGGGTTAGCTGGGCCGACCTTGTGCAGCAGTTCACCGAGGCCAGCCATGCCGCCAAGATGGGCGACATCAGCAAGCTCAAGACATTCACCAATACGGTGTTGGCTGAAACATGGGAAGAGCAAGGCGACAGAATCGCCACGCATGAGCTAGTCCGCAGGGCAGAGGACTACAAGCTGCGCACGGTGCCATGGGGCGGCTTAATCATCACGGCAGGGGTAGACACACAGGGCGACCGTCTGGAGGCGTATGCGTGGGCTGTAGGGCGTCACACTGAGCGCTGGCTAGTTGACCATCAAGTACTGTACGGAGACCCTGCACTGCCTGAAGACCAACCATCAAGCCCTTGGGCACTCTTGACCAAATGGCGGCAAACTGAATTCCTGCACGACAGCGGCAAAATCCTGACCATCGCAGGATGCGCAGTGGATAGCGGCGGGCACCACACGCAGCACGTTTACACCTACGCTCGGAAATACCAATCACAGCACGTTATCGCTATCAAAGGCGCGAGTCAGGCGTCCAAGCCGGTGCTTGGCAAACCGTCAGAAGTGGATATCAATTACAAGGGACAGAAGATCAAAAAGGGCGCTCGATACTGGCCCATCGGAACCGACACCGCCAAGAGCATCATCTACAGTCAATTGCGGGTAATCGAACCCGGCCCCGGCTATGTGCATTTCTCAAAAGAAACACCGGGTTATGTATTTGAGCAACTGACAGCGGAGCGGCTTGTGACCCGATACCACAAGGGCCGACCCCGGCTAGAGTGGCTAAAGCCAGCGGGAAGGAGAAATGAGGCGCTTGATTGTGCTGTCTATAGCCTAGCGGTAGAACACTATCTAGGAATTCCAAAATACACCGAGATCAACTGGACAAAGTTGGAAGGCAGTACACAACCATTGCCAGTACAGAAACCGCCAAAGACAATAGAGCCTGTCCCCCCCGTGCTTTCGCAGGCCCCCGCACAAGCCCAAAAAGCACCAGTCAGCAAAATGCCAATCCTCCCAAAGCGGAACGGGTGGATTAAAAGGTGGTGACCATGGCCGACATTGTTGATGACTTTCTAACGCGATTGCAGCAGATCGTCCCTGATCTTCCAGCGGATGCGCCTGCCAAACTTGAATCCAGCCTGCGCCAGAAATGGGGAGGGACGGAGCCCTATGTCGGCAAGCGAATCAATCGGGGATTCCGCGCCAGCCTTGTTGCTCTAGGCTTGAGACAACAGCGACCAATGTCGGAAATATTCCAACTCGCAGGCGTCAGCAGGCGCACAGGCTACCGCATCCTCTCCGGCAAATAACTGTGCCAAATTACCCCTAAACAAAACTAGACAGAGGGCGCACTATTCCGGCAATCCACCAAAGGCTTGACCGGAGCGCCGCATGTCCAAATCAAACACCCACGAAACCGATTACCTCAAGCTGATCTTCAACAACACGACCATGAGTCTTGTTGGAGATGCCACAGGTGTTGTCGGCAGTGGTGCAGCGGGAAGTCTGTATTTCAGTTTGCACACCGCAGACCCTGGCGAGGCTGGCGACCAGACGACTAGCGAGGTTGCCTACACCTCCTATACCCGCGTTGCAGTAGCCCGCACAACGGGCGGTTTCACGGTCAGCGGTAACGCTGTGTCATTGGTCGCTAACGTCACATTTCCCGCTGGCACGGGCGGCTCTGGAACTGCTGCCTATTGGGGTGTCGGAGCAAGTTCATCCGGCGCTGGAAAACTGCTTTACAAAGGCGCAATTTCCCCATCTATCGTGTGCGGGTCAGGTGTCACGCCACAACTGACGGCGGGCACGGTGGTGACTGAGGACTGAGGATGCAACCATGACCCTCTATCAAGAAATCCAAATCAAATGCAGCCCTGAGCTGATTGCATCGCGTGACCATGATGCAATCGCAGCGGCGGTCAACGCTGGGCGCACAAAGGTCGTCCAGACGCTTGGCGGCATTGGCACGGTGCTTGAAACACTCGGCCCGGTTGATGGTGCTGCTTTGCTCGACTCGCTTGAGGCGCTGTCAGCCACAAATAGCGCGGTCAAGTGGGCGTTTGTGCTTATCAACAGGGGCGAACTGGACTTTGGATCGTCAGCAACACGGCAGATGATTGACACGCTAATCCCTGGCTCTGCGGGCGATGCGCTCAAGGCTGTCGCTGAAAAGCCCGACCCAATTAGCCCTGCTCGCATTGCGAGCGTTTTGGATGGGGGCGAATAATGGCTGACATCAAAACCAAGTATCCCAGCACCAGCAGCGTTGATTTGACGATTACCCTCGCTTCATTGGCAACTGGTTCGTCCGGTGTTTACACGGCTGGGCGTGAATCCACTGCGGTGGACAACACAAGCAACACCGATCTTGACCACTTGCTGTCGGGCATGATTACCACGGGCACCACACCCACGGCTTCTCGGTTCATCAATGTCTACGCTTACGCCAATTTGTCAACGGCATCAGGCACGCCTACCTATCCTGATGTACTCGACGGCACCGACAGCGTGGAGACTTTCACTAGCGCCAACGTGATGAACAGCGCGGTCAAGTTCGTAGCGTCGATCATGGTGGATGCCACCTCAGACCGCGCCTACTATTTTGGCCCGGTATCTATTGCCTCGCTCTTTGGCGGCACGCTGCCCAAATTCTGGGGCGTGTATGTGGCGCACGACACCGCCGTAAACCTGAATGCTACTTCCGGTAACCACAAGCTGAGTTACGAGCGAATCCAAGGTCAGACGGTCTAAATCATGGCGCTGATATTGCGTCAGCCGCGCACATCGCAGCCTCAAGGCGCTGTAGGCATTGACTGGACTCATCCGCTAGCCAAATCGCTATGCTCGGTTTGGAGCAATGGTCACCATATCTATCGGACTGGTAGTGGTGGCGCAAAAGTAGGTTCTGCGGCCGTTTCAAAATATGGCGCTGGATCAAAATTTAACGGCACCTCTAATTCTGTAACTTTACCCAGCACAGCGTTTAACAACAGCGACAACACAAACCTGTTTGGCACTCGCTTTGCATTGCTTAAGATTGGTGCAGCGGCAGGTTCTGCTGTAATTTCCAGCAGCGGAAGTGGGTTATCAGCTTGGCGCGTCAACTCAGGCGGCACAGTATCAGTGCTTGTTGTAGGCGTGCAAGTCGTCTACACATCTGGCGCTGTAGTTAGCGCTAATGAATATTGTTCGCTGGCAGTAACTACAACCGGAAATAGCGTTGGCGAACCAGCGGCTGTGTACAAGAACGGTGTCAATGTTTCGTCGGGCACTGTATCCAATAACGTAGGCTCTTCCGCTGGGGCTTTTATTGGCTCAAACGGAGCCGGTGCCCAATTTTGGGACGGTGAAATTTACCTTCACCTTGCCTTCAATCGCGTTCTTACTGCCACAGAAATAAAGTCTCTCAGTGATAACCCGTGGCAGATATTTACGCCAGTTCCCCGCCTGTTCCCGGTAATCGGATCGGCGGGCAGTTCTTCTATTGCCGCCGCCGCTGGTCAAAGCACAGCCTCCACACTCACAGCCACAGCGCAAGCTGTCGCCGCGCTCACTGCTGCGGCGGGCTTGTCAACGGCTGGGAGTATCGCGGGTGCAAGCACTGCGGCAACCGTCCCGACTTCT